AATATGACAAGGCGAGGCGGTTTTAGAGAATCAGGAGTAAAAACATATAATTTTGAATATGATAAAAATATTCTTTAAATTTACATTATGGGAAGATTCAAAATAATAATAACTCAGTTAAATTCAAAAGGCATAGAACAAATTATTGATGTTCGTTTAGTTGATACAAGAGAAGAAGCTGAAGCATTTATAAAAGAATGTAAAGCACTGCCAAAAGAATACAAACCAAATGTAAAAGCACCTGATTGTTTTTATGAATTAAGTCATAAATAAAATGGCATACGACAAGATTAAAATATTTGAACAGGCTAAAGAATTAATAGTAAAACACAAACTGTTTTTTGTTGAAGATGTGGTTGCTTTTTTGCCGTGTGTAAAATCTACATTTTATGATTTATTTCCAGAAGATTCAAACGAATCAAACGAACTAAAGGATTTATTGAATATTAATAAAATTGAAATTAAGACTTCTATGCGTTCTAAATGGTATAAATCTGATAACGCTACTTTACAAATGGCATTAATGAAATTGATTTGCACAACAGAAGAGCGTAAAAAGTTGGCTATGAATTATACAGACATAACCACAAACGGCAAAGAAATAAACGTAATAAATTTAGGTAGTGGAATTGACCCCGATAAAACTTCTTAAAAAGCAGGAGAACGCTATATTTTACCTAAAAGATAAAACTACAAAGGAATTATTATACGGTGGTGCAGCAGGTGGCGCAAAGACAACTCTAGGGTGCTTATGGCTTATTGAAATGTGTCAAACCTATGAAGGTAGCCGTTGGTTAATGGGACGGTCTAAATTAAAAGCATTAAGGGAAACTACTTTAAACACTTTCTTTGAAATGGCAAGTAAATTAGGCATATCAGATCAATTTACTTATAACTCTCAAAACTCTTCAATTAACTGGACAAATGGCAGCCAAATATTACTTAAAGATTTATTTTTATATCCGAGCGACCCAAACTTTGACAGTTTAGGGTCTTTAGAGATTACAGGGGCTTTTATAGATGAGTGTAACCAAGTATCGCATAAGGCGTGGCAAATAGTTTTGTCGAGATGCCGTTATAAGTTAAAAGAGTTTGGATTAACGCCAAAAGTATTAGGCACTTGTAATCCCGCTAAAAATTGGACTTATAAAGAGTTTTACAATCCTAATAAAAACGGTACACTTCCATTAAATAGAAAATTCATTCAATCACTCCCTACCGACAATCCGCATTTGCCTAGCAGTTATTTAGAATCATTATTAAGTTTGGACAAGGTATCAAAGGAACGTTTGTATTTTGGTAACTGGGAATATGACGATGACCCTAGCGCACTTATTGACATAGATTCTATAACAGACTATTTTAACCCAACGCATATACAAAAGACTGGTGAAATGTATATGACTATTGATGTGGCTCGTAAAGGGAAAGATAATACAGTTTTTAGGGTTTGGGATGACTGGTTATGTATTTACAGATTTGGTATTGATAAATCAGATTTAACGGTTGTAGTTAATAAGGCTATTGATTTGCAAAAAAGATATAATATTCCGCTAACTAAAGTTATTGCCGATGAGGATGGTGTCGGTGGTGGTGTAGTAGATTTTTTAAAGTGCAAAGGATTTATTAATGGTTCAAGTCCGTTAAAAGGTGAAAACTTTAATAACCTTAAAAGCCAATGCGGATTTAAAATGGCTCAAAAGATAGTAAGTAGGGAATGTGGCGAAATTTGTAATAATTCAGCAGTCATTCAAATTACTATGGAAGAAATGGAGCAGGTTAAGCAGAAAGATATTGATAAAGACGGTAAAATAGCTTTAGTATCAAAAGATATTGTTAAACAAATGATAGGACGTTCACCCGATGAGTGGGATAGTATTATGATGCGTTATTACTTTGAATTAGACAAAAGAAACTTTTTTGTAGTATAATATAAAAATATCGTAATTTTACGTTAAATTTAATGCTTTAAAATATGGGTATGTTCGATTTCTTAAAAAAGCAACAAGGTAAATATTCATTGAATTGGATAATTTCGCAAAATACTTGGATGTTTCCTGAAAATAACGGAAACGATTATATCGATAAAGGATATAAACAACTGCCAAACATCTATTCCATTATTTCACTTATTACGCAAAAGTCTTCTATTGTACCTTTTGAGATTTACAAAATCAAAAANAAAGGCAAATATCAAAAGTATAAAAGTTTGATGCAACTTGCCAAAACAACTAAAGACTTTGCTAATATAATACGCTATAAAGCCGAAGCATTCGATAAGGTTGAAAATTCAGACTTAGAAAATCTACTATTAACACCAAACGGTCAACAATCTACACAAGAATTATTTGAATCTTTGGACGGTTATAAGCTATTGACCGGTAACGCTTATTTATTTGGATTAACGCCCGGAATAGGATTGAATGCCAATAAGCCTAAAGAATTATACAGCATCCCATCGCCAATGGTATCAATTATACCTATTTCAGTTTTTGAGGGCATAAAAGGCTATAAATTTAGTTTTATCAATGAAGAAATACAAAGTAGTGAGGTTGCACATTTTAAGTATTGGAACCCAATAACAGGTGGCGCTTCATTGAATGATATATTTTACGGTCAGTCGCCTTTGCAGGCTTGCCGTATGTTAATGGGCAAGTATAAAGATGCTGACATTACTCAAGGGTCGATGTTTAAGAATCAGGGGCCAGCAGGAATATTGGCAGGTGAAAACGGTAGCGACTTACAGGAAGGTCAGGCGTTGGCAATAAAAGACAAATTTAAACAGATTTATCAAGGTGCTAATAAAGCAGGTGAAATAATAGTAACGCCAGCTAAATTAAGTTGGCAACAAATAGGACTTTCACCAGTTGACTTAAATATTATTGAAGGAAAAGCAGATATGTTAAGCGAATTATGCAACGCTTACCACGTTCCGATAGGACTATTTTCAGCTAAAAACAGCACGGAAAACAATATGATTGAAAGCCGTAAAATGCTGATAACGGATGCGGTTATTCCTTTGGTTGAACATCGGAAAGCAGTTTTAAACCGTTGGTTAAGCGCAAAGTTTGGTAATGAATTTTTGATTGAATTTGATTATACGGTATTCAACGAAATACAAGAGGATTTAAGCAAGTTAGCGGAAACAGCTAATAAAATGTATTGGACTACGCCAAACGAAAAACGATCGTTAACAAACTATGACCAAGACCCCGACCCATTAATGGATAAAAAGTATTTTCCAAGCGGTTTGACATTATTAGAAGATTTAAACGGGAATTTAGATACAATTGACGAAAACCTATTGGATGGCTAATATCATATACATTGCAATACTCATTAATCCAACTAAAAAGAATGAGATTATAAAGCCTTCGACAGACTTAGAAAAATTGACCAAATGGATTAAAAAAGAGTTCCCGCATTTATATTTCACATTTAGACAAAAAGAATCCGATAAAAAACAAAATAAACATATCTTAATTCAGACGTATGGCTAAACCTACACGCGCTGAGTTAATAGCGCAAAAGAAACTACTTGCAAGGCAAAAAGTATTTGAAAACAAATATAAAAAAACCATATTTGCTTATTTGAATGCAGTTAGCAGAAATGTAGCTCGAGATATCGAAGCGGATGGTTTTTATGTAGATTTAAACCGACATATCAATAACGATAAACTAACCGACATTTATAAAAAGCTATATTTTGAAATATCATTACTTGAAGCAAAAGATACTTATAAGAATGAAATTAAAATCGAAGAGGGTAAAAAGGATTTAATATCCGATTTAATTACTATCTTAGGGTTTGGAAAAGATGAGGGCGTTTTAATAACGATGTGGCGCGGTTTGTTGAATGAATTTTTGATAGTAAGGATTGCGAGCCGTATAACGCAAGTAACGGATACCACAAGACGACATATAGCGTTATTGATTGAGAAAGGCATATCAGAGGGTTTGGGTTCAAAAGAAGTGGCAAAATTGATACGAGATGACTTAGCATATAACAGAAACCGAGCGTTAGCGATTGCACGAACTGAAACTATAACAGCTGCTAATCAGGGCAAGTATTTAGCCGCATTAAGTTCACCTTATGTAATGCAGAAACGTTGGATACCAAAAGTTGACCCACGTACACGCATAAGCCACGCGGGAATGATTGACACGCCATTTATTGAAATGGAGCAGAACTTTTGGGTAGCTAATGATAAGGGAATGATTGAGCCGGGTTTATATCCTTGTGCGGAAACATTTTCAGCATCCAATACAATTAATTGCAGATGTTCAATATCATTTAGATTAAAATTAGACGAAAATGGAAACGTAATAAGAAAATAAAATATAAATTATGAAAACTAAAAACGATATTATTAACGAGATTATCAAAGAGAAAGGCTATAAGTCTTATTTAGAAGTTGGAGTTGCGAGATTAGACAATTTTAAGCATATAAAATGTGATGTTAAATTAGGCATTGACCCAATAGCAACGGAAAGCCCAAATATCAAAAAGTTAGATTCAGATGCTTTTTTTGAAGCAAACACCGATAAATTTGACTGTATTTTTATTGACGGATTGCACCACGCTGAACAACTCGAAAAGGACGTTATAAATGCTTATAGTTTCTTAAATAAAGGGGGTTGCTTAATATTACACGACATTAACCCATTCACTAAAGAAATGGCAATGGTTCCACGCATTCAAGACCAATGGACGGGTGACTGCTTCAAGTGTTGGGCTGGTATTGTTACAACAACAAAACTTAAAACGGAATATAAAAAAGAAAAATACGGCTTAGGAGTTATTTATAAAACGTTGGCAAAACCACGCGAGGGTATGACACTATCGGATTTGACCTATGAAGATTTTAACGCAAACCGCAACACTTATATAATTGAATAAACTAATTTATACAGCTTGCTTTGGCAACTATGACACAATCAAACCCATTAATCAATTAGGGTTTGATTGTGTTATTTTTACAGACAATAAAGAATTAAGTGTAAAAGGGTGGCGTACTGTTTACATTGAACCAAACGGCAACCCACGCAAACAATCCAGACTTATAAAAATATGTCCGTTTCTATTCATTGATAACATTGATTTGTATGTTTACATTGACAGCAATTATGAAGTGATTGGTAATATAAATGAATACATAAGCCTATATTTTACAAAAGGTTTTATGACCCATCAACACGGTCAAAGAAACTGCATATTTAAAGAAGCCGACCAAATATTGAAGTTAGGCAAAGAATCGAGGGATGTTTTAGAAATACAAATGAACGCTTATTTGTTGGCCAGACATCGATACAATGACGGACTTTATCAAAATGGCTTTTTAGTATTCGATAATTCAGCAAAGGAATTATGCACAAATTGGTATAACGAAGTTGAAAAATACAGTTGTCGCGACCAGCTATCACTTCCTTTTATCGTAAGAAAACACAATTATCGGATTAATGTAATGACAGCGCACCGTATGAAGACTATTCTTAGGCTTAATCCACATAAAGACAAAGAGATTACAGACGATTTTAAGGTATGGTATTTCAATCCTGGACGTGGTGATAAGAATTTAGGCAAAGCGTATAATGAACATTGCGAAATTGTGCCAAATGATAATGATTGGATATGTATGACAGACGGAGACATAATGCACTTAGTGCCATATTGGAGCAAACAGATTGAAGACATCATTAAGAAGCACGGCAAAGATTATGCGTTAATTTCGTGCGTTACCAATCGGTTAGGTTTAGAATGGCAATTGCCTAAAGGGTTTTCAGATGACCCAAACGTACTTAATCACCACGCAATTGCAGATGAACTTTACAATGACAAATATGATGAGGTTATTTTGTCGCGTAAACCAACGGCGGGGCTTATGATGTTATTTCCTAAAAGAACGTGGAATAAGGTGCATTTTATGGAGGGATTGACTGGCGGCGGAAAGTTTATAGATTGGCGTTTTAGCGAAGCGGTGCAAAGAATTGGCAATATAGGCATAGCAACGGGCTTATATGTATTCCATTTTTACCGTTTCAACAAAGATAAAAGAGATATAAAGCATTTATTATGAGAAAATATAAAGTATTAAGTAGGGAGTTAATTAACGGTAAATGGATATGTAAGTTTGAGTATTGGACTGACTGCTATTGTGAAAAAGAAGATGCAACCGTATCAATAGTTATGGATAGGATGCCTCTTTTAAAGGATATTGTTAGGGCTTTTAATTTTTAACGTGATTAACGATTGCTTTTAATTCATTGAATTTTACTTCGTTTAAGTCCTTAGCGTAAAATGCTGAAAACTTAATTTCTTTACTGCTTCCAGAAAAAACCAAAACGTGATAATCGTAAAATTTGTTAGTTAAAACAGCTCTTATATTTTCAATTTTATCTTTTGGCATTGACACAGGGCATTCAGCCATAAATATTGGTTTTGCTTTAATCATAGCTTTTTATACGTTTTTTCGGTTACACATTTATACCCAAACTTACTGATAAAAGCATCAATAGTTTTCTGTTTAGACATTCCTTTACGGTACGATTGAATAAAATTACTCGCAGTACTTTGTTGTAAAACTCCAAGATACCATTTAGGCTCTTTTGTTATTTCATTGATTACTTCGATTTCTGTCATAAATTAATTTTTATCAAATATAATAAAATAAATACATTAATAATGTTTTTTTTATATGTTTTTTTAATAGTTGTAATTTTACATAAGAATTTATAAACTATGAATTTTAAACAGATATCCTACGACATAAAAGGACTTGATGAAAAACAAGGAATTATTGAAGCATACGCCAACGCTTATGACTTCAAAGACAGCGATGGTGATATAAGTGCTAAAGGTTCATTTACAAAGACGGTAAGCGATAACTTCAAGCGCATTCGAGTGCTTAAAGATCACAATCCAACAATATCGTTGGGCGTTCCCACAAAAATTGACTCATCAGACCCTTACGGACTTTTAACAGTAACTCAATTTAACCTTAAAAAAGAGGTTAGCCGTGATATGTTTACNGATATCCAGTTAATGAAAGANAANGGNTTAAANGCTGAATTGTCNATNGGCTATGAAGTTATTGCAAGGGATGAGAAAAATAAAAGTATCATNAAAGANTACAAATTACACGAATATTCATTTTTGACAAGTTGGGCAGCTAATGAATTATCAATTGTAAACGATATTAAATCAATTGAGAGTTTTTACGGAATTTTAGCAATTATAGAAAAATCATACAATCTTAATTATAGCGACACACGTTTAAAACAGATTGAAACAATATTAAAATCACTCACAAAAGAGCCGTTGAAAGACACTTTTGAAGTTGAGCCGATTAACATTGAAGAATTAAAGAAACAATTATTAATCACATTTAAAAAATATTAAAATGGAAGGTAAAGTATTAGACATAAAAGACATTCAATCAATTGTTGAGGAAGGCTTAAAAGTTACCAAAGGCAATTGGGATGCAGAGCGCACGAAAGACCAAACGGCATTCGATGCAAAAGTAGCGGGTATAATTACCAATATTGAAGAAAAAGGATATTCTTCAAAAACAGAAGTTGAAGCGCACGTTAAATCAATGCAAGATCAATTTGACTTATTGGCAGTTGAAATGAAGAAAAAAGGTGCATCTAACGAAAACGTTGGTTTTAAACAAGCGTTAGCAGAAGCATTAAAAGAAAACCACGCTAAAATTAACAGCGTTGAGAAAATCAAAGGTAATTCTATTATCCAGTTTAAAGATATCACATACGCTGATAACTTTGCAGGCTTAGACCCTTGGAGAACTGACTATCGTAATGATATTATAGGTATTTCCAGAGATTTATTCCATTTACGCGATATTATTGCAGTTGGCGCGACTAACTCCGATACCATTAAATATCCGCGTGAATTGGCTAAAAGCGGATCAGGGCCAGCACCTTGGGGACGTGGTGCTTCAATAGCAGCCACAGACAGCAAACCGTTGTTTGAGCCTAATATGGATACTTACACNGCAACCGTTGAATGGATTGCAGGTATTATGAGATTGCCAGTTGAAATGTTATCAGATTTACCTTTCTTAACTTCATATTTACAACAATTTGCACAAGCTGAATTGTTAGAAGCTGAGGATAACCAAATCTTAAACGGTAACGGTACATCTCCACAATTGGACGGTTTGATTACCAACGCAACGGCTTATAACGGAACTTATACAACTCCTTTAGAAGTGATTGTTGATGCTGCATTCGGACAGTTAGCACAAGCTAATTTGACACCTACTCATTTATTATTGAACCCTCGCGATGTTGTAAGCATTATTTTGAATAAAGCTACTACTTCAGGTGAATACAACTTGCCAGGCGGAATGGTAGGATTTGTAAACGGTCAATTGCAAATTGCAGGTTTGGACGTTAGAAAAACCAACAAAATCACTGCGGATTCATTCTTATTAGGTGACTTTACCAAAGCCCAAATATTCCAAAGAATGGCACCTCAATTAAGGTTCTTTGAGCAAGATCAGGACAACGTTATCAAAAACTTGGTTACTGTTAGAATTGAAGAAAGAATTGCGTTGGCTATTTTGAAAACAGCAGCTTTTGTAAAAGGTGATTTGACCCCTTTAACTACATAGTATTACTCAATTTCATAATTAATGTATAAAACCCTCTCTAATTCGGAGGGGGTTTTTAAATAAAAGAAACAATGGATTACTACAAAAACTCAGACTATTTAGAAACTACTACGAACGAGCCTTTATTATACGGAGTTCAGTATCGAGTTATAACTGATTTAGCCACAGAGCCAGTTACCGTTGCTTTTTTTAAAGAACACGCCCACATTGATTTTGACACAGACGATGCTTTGATAACAAGTTATTTAAAGAGCGCAAGGCAGGAGTTAGAGCAATACAGCCAGTTATCTTTTGGGGTTAAAACTATTAGTTTAAAAGCATTGTATTTGCCTAAAAATTATAAATTGATGTTTGGATATGTAGATACGATTACAACGGCAGGATTTACAAATTTTGGTGACATTTTAAAGGAAGGAGGCACTGATATTGATATTGAATATACGACTTTCGGAGTTATAAACGAAACTATTAAAATAGCAATTTGCAGATTTGCATCCGGTCTTTATGTATTTCGTGAAAACCTAATCGAAAGTAAATTCAATTACAAAACTGAAATTGACGAGAGTAGAAAAATGATAAGAGGACTTTCTAACATAACAATGTTCTAATGGCATTATTAGCAGGCATATTAAGGGAAAAGATATTATTTAAACGTGCAACCAGAGTAAGTGATGGCGCAGGGGGATTTACAACAACGTACACAACCATTTTAAATACGTTTGCGAATGTTACGGAAGTTAGCAGCGACCCATCTTTAATAGCCTCACAGGAGAACATTAAACAGGTCATTAAAATATTGATACGTTATAGGACGGATGTACCGATTAAGATTGCGGATGTTGCGGTATGGAGAAACAATGAATTTGTAGTTAACAATATTAAAGTTGACCCATTTAGAACTTATATAGAATTTCAATTGACATCAACAATAGAAACGAGCGAAAGAGAAACCATAGTAACCACGTGAAAATAAAAGTTGACATAAAGCAAAATAAAGCCATATTTAAAGATATGGATAAAAATATGCGTACATTTTTAGAAGATGAAATTGCACGCACAACACAGGATATTGCAGATGATGCAAGCGCAATTGTACCAGTTGATGATGGGTTTTTAAAAAGTAGTATTGCAAAAAAAGGGGAGAAATTGTATGGAGAAGTAAGAGCTGATAAACATTATGCCCCTTACGTTGAGTTTGGAACTGGTGGGCTTGTAGATGTACCAGCAGGAGTTGAGGGGTTTGCTATTAAGTTTAAAGGTCAAGGAATACGACAAGTAAACCAAAGACCGCAACCGTTTTTATTTCCGGCATTCTTTAGCAACTTGGAACTAATGAAAAAACGATTAACAGAAAAACTAAAATAAATGGATTTAAGTTTAGCATTAAGGACAGGTTATTTTACGGCATTAAACGGCAATGTAAGCGTTAATGCAGTTAACTTACCGATATATGATGCTTATGCTATTCCAGAGGGTGTTACATACCCATACGTTCTTTTAAGTTCGCAAACAGAAAGCCAAAGAATTGTAAAAAATAGTAAAATATTTAACGTAACTTTACTCGTAGATATTGTAACTGGAAACATTAATCCATTTGGACGAAAACAAAGTGAACAAATTGCAGAACAAATAGAAAATATCATAAATTCAGACAGTTTTACGGATATTGATATTTCGGCAAACGGTTACACAATTGGGAACACAATAAGGGAAAGTTCTTATGATACAACGGACAAAAATCAAAATTATTACATTTACAGAAAATTAATACGTTACAATCACATAATCTCTAAAAATTAAATAAAATGGCAGAAATTAGCGCAAAAGACATCGGTCTTTACTACAATTCAGGAACAAAGGCAGTACCAATTTGGAAATTAGTAGCTTGTTCAACTTCGGACGGTTTCAGCGGTTCGACAGATGCGGTTACCGTATCAAACAAATGTGAAGCAGGATGGGTTAAAAACTTACCTGGTGATAAGTCTTGGAGTTTTTCAAATTCAAGTTATGCCCAAAAAGAACCGGGTGTGAATCAATTTTCTTATGATGATATCTTTGACCTTTGGACAAATGATACTGTAGGGCAATGGAAATTAGAAAGTATTACACCGGGCGAATATTTACGTATCGGAGAGGGATGGGTATCAGATTTAGGTGAAAGTGCCGAAAGTGGCGATTACTTGACATTTGATATTACAATCACCGGTAACGGTGCAGTAAGCAATGTAATTACAACTTAATGGGTAAAATCGTTAGATTGGTTATTGGGGAGCGTACGGTTACGTTAAATTTTAATATGATTTTTGGTGAACAGATTGCCAAACTATTAAAGATAACAGATTCACAACCTGAACATATATTAAAAGCTATTTTGGACTTAAACGAAAAAAGCAGTTTTTTAATGTATAAAGTTATAATTTATTGCGGAATATTGGGCAATGATTATATAAAAGGGTTGAATGCTTCGGTAACACAGGAGGAAGTTGCTGAATTGATATTAGGTTGCAATGCGCAACAATTGGAGGAAGTTTTTAAAACTTTATCGGTTGAGTTGGGATATGAATTAAATGCTGAGGTTACGGAAACCGTTAAGAGTGAAAAAAAAAAGAAATAGCGTACAATGATGTGTTAGCGTTAGCTTTTGGAGAATTAGAGCTCCTTCCAGACGAATTTTATAAGATGAGTTGGAAGGAGTTTTATTTAATGGTTAAGGGGTATAATAAGCGTTATTGGTTAGGATGGGAACATACGAGGTTATTGTCTTATACAATGGCTTCAACCGTTCAAAGGAAAAAAAGATTACCGTCAATGAAAAAGTGGATGCCATTACCAACGGATGACAAAGTAAGCAAATCGTTTGATGAGAGCAAAATGGATGCAATTTTTGAAGCGTTAAAAAATAAATAAGATGACCGAAGATTTTAAAGTATCGATAACGGGTGATATTGGCGGGTTAAAAAAAGCCGTTGGCGAAGCCGAAAAGGAATTAAGCGCATTCGCTTCAAAATCTCGTGAACTTAAAACGGCAATAGCTGAAAATACTAAAATTTCAGCAAGTTATGGACAATCACTTAGGGAGTTAAAACAGGCTTTTAATAGCGGTGCAATTTCACAGGCTAAATATAAACAAGAGATTGTATCTTTAAGATTTGCGGAAAAAGAAACCTTAGCCGAAACTTCAAGACTAACTACCGAATTAAGAAACTTAAACAGAGAGCANGCAGGNCTTGCAAAAGTAACGCCAAATTTAACNAGGGCAACGGCAGGTTTTAATAAAACAAGCTCAAANGCAACCAATACAATGATGGAGTTTTCCAGAGTTGTNCANGATGCACCTTATGGCATTCGTGGGGTTGCGAATAACATACAGCAATTAGTTGGTAACTTTGGTTATTTAAGTAAGTCAGCAGGGGGCGCAAAGGCAGCATTTAGTGCAATGGCAGCATCACTTGCAGGGCCAGCAGGGGTATTACTTGCCGTATCGTTGGTAACTTCTTTATTGGTGCAATATGGGGATAAGTTATTGGATATTAGCACAAAATCGACCAAACTTGCAAAGAAAAATGAGGAGTTGGCTAAAAGTTTTGGCACTTCAAATGATGTATTAACTGCCGAGATAGGCGTATTGGATGCGCAACTCGAGATAATGAAATTGCAGGGTGTCAGCACTAAAAAACTATTGGCCGACAAATTAAAGTTATTAGATGCTTCATTATTAACGCTTACCAATCAGCAGCAATCTTTAGAAAATCAATTATTAACCACAAAGGCAGCAGGGTTAGAACTTACCTTATGGCAAAAAATACTCAATTTATCTTTAAAATCAAGGGGTTTACCTCCATTACCTCCAATATTAGACAAAGAGGAACTTGAAAAGATAAAGGAAATTGAAATAGGCATACAAAATGTAAAGCGTGAAGTTTTAAAGACCATTTTAGAGATTGGTAAAATAAAAGCTCCTAATATATTTGACCCTGAGAAAATCGCAAAGGATGCAAAAGATGCGGTAAAAGTTATACCTAAATTGCCCGTAGAGATTGGATTTACTGTAAGCAAAACAGGATTTAAAGAATTAGAACAAACATTTAAAGATAAATTTGGCAGACCTATTCCAAGTAATCAATTTAAGTTATTAGATAATTTACCTTTAGCAGTTGGTGAAATTAACAGCCAAATAGCTTATATTTTAGATGACTTAAAAGACAGAATACCTAAAGATTTATTTGGAAATTTAACAAGTTTATCACTTGAACAATTAACGCAATTTCAAAATAAATTAGGTGAAACCGAACAAGTAGCTTATATTTTTAGCGATGCCGTTGGTGCAGGGTTTAACGCTTTAGGCAATCAAATTGCCAATTCATTAGCTACTGGGAATGCGGTTTTAGATGCGTTGGTTTCATCTTTGATTAATTCATTGACAAGTATTGCAACGGCATTAATACAACAAGCGATAACAGAA